TTAATTCTCTTGGTCATGCTGACTCTCGCCGTTTTCTTCTTCGCCATCCTTCGGTATATGCCAGTCCGCAAACTGATCCTCCGAACGAATGAAATACGGCGTCTCAATATCACGCCACCTGTTCGGCGCAACAGCCCGCGCCGTCGCCTCGGCAAGTACCGCCCCCTCTCTGAGCAACCCCGCGAGTCCATATAACTCACAGTATGCTTGGTGAGCGCCATCAGTGGCGTCCTGCTTGATGTGGTCAACCGTCGCGGCAATCACGTTCGCCAGCTTTATCTTCACCACAGCATACGAATCAGCCTCCGCCATTATCGGGAGCAGAACGATCTCATCACCGTGAATCTCGACCTCGACTGCGCCTTGAGTCAGCAACTCAGTCAGTGTCGCCAGATCGTCATCAGTGAAAGCTCTGCGGTCGCCGCCGCCTCTAAACCCGCCGGCCAGTAAGTCGCCCATTATTTTCTTCCCCTTTTGTCTACCACTAACTTTTTGGTCCTTTGATCAGTCCTGCCCGCTTTTCTGCTTCGCTCTTTTCTTCGCCCCCCGCTTCGGGCCAGGTCGCAGCTTCGGCGGCGCGGGCGTGTCGTCCGGCAATTCCCAATGATGGCCTGTGGGCGTCTGATATTTCACCGCCGTTTTGATTTTACCGCTCTGAAGCCAATACATCACCGTCGTGTACGGAACCCCGTGCATCGTCGCGTATTGTCTTGGTGTCACAAGCTTTCCCTTCTTTCTGCCCATACGGGCGAATTGTAGAGTCTACAAGAGACTAACGTCAATGGCGGGCGCTGTCAAGAGTTTTTTGTAGCCACTACGGGTAATTTGCTTGACAATGGCCAGATGTTTGGAGAGACTACAACTATCTGATGGCAAACGATGCCTTCAACAGTTTCGCGTTCTGGCTTTCGCGCGTGGAAGCAAGTGGTATCCGCCGATGCGCGCGCAATCACATCGGCCTAACAACGAGGCAATCGAAGACAATGGATAACCTGAAAGAAGCAGTCAAAGACGCCAACGCTGCAATGACAGACATGCGGATGAACATCAACGCGGGTAAGCCCCCACTGACGCCGCGCGGCTACGGACTGACCGAAGCCGTCATCTTTGGCCTGGCCGCAGCCTTCGGCGGCTGGTGGCTTCACGCGCTCGCGCTGATGTACTGGCCGGCCTACGCTTCGGCTGATGCCGTGCTCCACGTCACCACCGCCATTGTCGCCATGTGGCTTCTTCAAATCGCCAGTGTCCTGGCCGTCCACGCGATTGACCGCTGGATGGACCGCCGAATTGATCGCCTGAACCAGCGGCTGGCTGACATTGCAGGCGCGGACAAGTAGCCGCCTGACTTCCCTACTCGCGCCGGAGCGAACGGCGACGCCATCGCTCCGGCTTTTGCTTTATAAAAGGAGTGCACAATGCTTGACTCGATCAAAAACTGGCTGAACCGCGACGAGGAGGCAAATACCGACAAGCAAATACTTGAGGCTGAGGCGAAGGAGTTCAAAATCCCCAGTGAGACCTTGCCGCAGATTTTCAAGTATGTGTTTTTCGTCGGCCTCGCCTTCCTGAACTACAGGCTGTTCGCTCACGCTGTTCCTGGCATCTGGGGACAAGCGACCGGATGCGCCGCCGTCATGTGTGAAGCCATCGCCCTTTACGCAACACATAACTTCTCGCGTAGTAGCGGATGGTTTCGCTTGTCGCTCGGTGTGTGCGGGTCGCTCCTGATGGGCTTCGCGCTCGTTCACGGCACGTTTTCCATCCTCGATTTAATCGGGATCGCCGACGTGTCGGAAACTGTCCGCGACTACTCGCGCCTTGTCGCCTTCCCCCTTCTGGCGGCGCTGCTCGGCCTTAGTGTGATCGCTATCACGATGACGCATCCGAAAAACATCATCCGGCTGAAACAAGCCGCCGCCCATACCGCTATCGTGGTCGGACGCGCCAAAGCCGCCTCTCAACTCGAACTGATGCGCGCTCAATCCATCGTGGATCAAGCCAAACTCGATAGACGCCGCGAAGCGACAAAACGCGAACAGGAAATGCTCGTTGAAGTCGAAAAATTGGTCCAAGTCGAAGAGCGCAAATATGCCCTCGTCGCCGGCATCTCAAATCCAAAACTGCGTGAAGAACTGGCGCGCGAACTTGATGTGACTCTGCCGCCAGCGTCGCACACGTCCACACCTGCGCCCACTTTCTCTGCGCCCGCGACACCGCAACCCCGACAGAACCGTTACAACAACGGGCTGCCCACACTCCCTTAACGGCTTCGCTGAGTTCCGGGCAAACAGCGAAGCCACAGCCCGCATGCGTTGGCGAAAAATCGCTCGGCCAACCGTTGGCGAATAATCCGCCGCCGCCGCCGTTGGCGAATAATCCAACTCCTTCAAACGCAGGCAGTAACGATTTTTCGCCAACGCATTTTTCGCCAACGCCCGAACCGGTAACAAATCCCGATTTTTCGCCAACAGAAAAGTCAGCGAAAAATGCCCCGAACACTGGTTTTTCGCCAACGAAAAAACGGACGAAAAAGCCAGCGAAAAAGCCGACAAAAGCCGGCCAACGCGGACGCCCGCGCAACCCCGATTTGCCGCCCGCGCCCGGCAAGTATTTCTACTGGACAAAGGCCCGGAATGGGCTGAAACTGGAAAGACGCAAACCAGTCTATGAGTACATCGGGTTCATCATGCCCGATGAATGGCTACACCTGAGAGGTAACTACGATGAAGACTACATTCTCCGAATCATCAGCGCCGCCATTCGAGTTAAACGCGCTCGCTCCGCTGCGCATCGGCGGTCTGGCCCAAGCGTTACTTGATAACGCAGAGAATCCAGACCAAGTCCGCCGGATCGCCCGCGAACTTCTCGACCTCGAACCGCACATCCTGGCAATGCTCATTGACGTGGCCGAAGCGACGCCTGAGCTTGCCGAGTTCCCTGAACTGGTCGCCGCCTGAACGCTTCCCTTCCCTGCCGATCGCGAAGCCTTGCGCCCGCGGCCAGTCCTGCGATACCATCCAACCGCCATTTAGCAACTCCAATTGCGAAAAGACCAGGCCGGCTGGGCCGGCCTTTTCTTTTGCTCGACACACGATCTGTGGCGGGTGCAGAAAACTTTTTCTTCACTTCACACGCGGCTCAGTAGTACCATCCCACCGGCTCAGCGCCTCCCCGTGTCCGACACACGCAAACGGTCTGTCCCCGGCCCTGATCCGAATCAATCATTATTGTCGTCTCAAGGACTCCCTGTATGAACACAACACCTATTGAAGTCAACGTGGAACGCGGAAAACCCGATACGCCGAACGCGCCTGCCGAACTGATCATCCTATCTGTCATCCTCGCATTCCTCACCGCCGGGCTTGCCTGGTACGGGTTGAAAGTGGCCTACACCTATAATTCTTTCGACGACAACACAAAGATCGTCGGAGGCGACGCCTACAACTACATCATCATCGGACTGCGCGGATGCGCCTGGCTGTTGACCGCCGTCGCCAGCGCCATCTTCAGCGCCATGTTCGGGTTAATGGCCTATCTTCGTCACCTAGCCAATACGCTCTCATCTGACAGCCCAAAGCCGATCGAATAGAAAACCCAAGCTGGAAAATTTTCTGGGCGGGATCGAACGGCATACCACACCCCTATGGGTCATCCGGGCAATTGGTAGCCCTTCGCTGTTCGCGCCGGGCTTTTGCGCCAGAATCGCCCGCCATTGATTCAGCCCTGTACCTGCCGGCGTCGGCAGGGAACCGCACAGTGACGGCCACGCAGGGCGCAACGGTGATCGCTGTGCGCGTCGCGGCGAAGCTGGCGTGGCGGGTTCTGGGCCGGGCTGGGGGCGATGCTGGTTGCTGACCGCGTCGAGCCGGTGGCTGGCGGCAGGGAACAGCCACACCAAAGGTAACAATACCATTTCGTGTTGTTACCCTGTTGTTACCTTTGTTGTTACCACTTAAATATAATAAATAGATATATTTATATTAAAGGTAACAACGGTAACAACAAAAACAGTGTCTCATGTGGGAAGGGAATTATAAGCGCGACCATGACAGATTAGTTTTTGATGTGGATGTCCTCTTCGCGGCCCGCTTTTATTTCCCCAAAAATATACATGCACTGTTTTTGTTGTTACCCTTGTTACCTTTGGCCTAAACTGCTGCGCCCAAACGCTTTAAGTGGTAACAACGAGGGTAACAACAGGGTAACAAGTAACAATTTCATTAGAGAAAACAGCCTGTTTATTAGAGAAAATGGCCTGTTTTCGCCCTTCCGGTAACAATAAAGCTGCTTGCAGATCGCGGAACAACGGGTAACAACGCGAGGGAAGACGCGGGAAGATTCCGCCTCCATTCCGCCGTTCTGCGCCCTTTTCTTCCCCATTCCGCCCGGGTTTCCGCACTGATCCTGTAACGAAGCTGGTCCGATCGAGGTCTGTTTGGTGATTCGAGTGGCTGTTTCGGGCGTTATGCGGGAGGCTTTCGGCTGTTTGTGAGCCGCTCGGGTCGCCGCGGTAAGGATCAGGCGAGGCTTGGAGCAACGATTCGAATCACCCGTTTTGTGGCCGGAGTGATCTTTCGAGGTAGGTTACTCTTTCTTCCAGGCTGATGACGCGCTGACTGATATTGGTTTGATGGAGGCCCATTTTCTCATTCAGATGGCTGAGCTGGGTTTCGATCTTGGAGAGCGCGGCGGACATTCTCCAGACCGCCCCCACGATGACGATGAGGTTTGTGATGATCATTCCGATGGTTTCCGGTTGCATACTTCACTCCGGTTTCAGTTGGGATTTTGACGCGCGGCTTTGAGAACGGCGTCCATGAGAGTGCCCGCGTTGAGTCTGAAGCGAGGGTCGGGCGCTTTGCGGCCTTTGGTGGTTTCTTCGTTCAGTTGGGCTTTGACGCGCTGGGCAAGGGAATCGAGCGCCTTGCGCCTGACGGCGTCGTTTGCGCGCCTGTATTGGGCATTGGTGAGCAGTTCAGCGGCGAAAGCTTCATACAGATCGCCGAAGCGGGTGAGGCGTTGCCGATAGGCTGTGTCGTTTTCTTTGGGCTTCTTTTGAAGTTTGCCGAGGCCGATGTCGAGCCGGAGCAATTCGAGCATCAACGGACCTTCGCGCGCTGTCGTTCCGCGGGTCGGATCAATCATCTGTGATGCGCGGTCTTCGAGCGGCTTGCCGAGCGCGTCTACGGCTGGCGGCAGGGACTGGCGAGCGAATGGCGTTCGCTTGGCTATTTGCGCGGTGAATCCTTGCCCTCTGGCGTCGCGCTGCTGTGGGTCAATGAGTTCGGCCACGTCGCTGACCATTGTTGGGATGAAGCTGCCGGCGAGCTTACCGGCGGTTTCGGATGCTGGTCCAGGTTGCGCGAGTGATTTTGCGGCTTCGAGCAACGGTTGCTCTGCGACGGCGTTGAAGGCGACGCCTGCCATTTTCGCGGATGTCTGGGATTCGTCGGCTCGTTCCTGGCCGTATTCGCGGGCGAGTGATGCGCCGATGGCCAGAACGTTGCCGAGCGGCGCGAAGCCCGTCACCTGACGCCACGTGTCGCCGATTCTGATCGCTCCCGGCGTCCGGCCTGCCGCCATATCCCGGCTTCGCTTGCTGGCTTCGTCTTCATAGAGTCCGGTAAGCAATCCGGCTTCGCCCAATTTCCAGCCCAGCGCGATCAGAGCGGATCCGATGGACGCCCGTCCGAACGTTTGCGCGAAGGCCCGTTGCTCCGCGTCTGTGAACGCCTGTTTGGTGATCGCCCCGGCCGCTTGGTAGGCGTTTTTGCCGAAGCCGAGCGGAGAGTATTCGAGCATCCGGGCAATGATGTTTGTGGGTGTTTTCGTGAACGGCATGACGGTGTCAGTAGCGAAATTCACCCATTTGCCGCCCGGCGTTTTCGCCAGTTCGTCTTTGGCTTTGCCCAGCGCCTGGCTTACAAGGTTGTTGTTTGTGAAGACGGCTACTTCGGCGTCCGCGATGGCTTCCGCGACCATATCTTCCGGCGTCGCGTTGCGGAGTTCGCGGACACGTTCGCTGAGTTTGCCCGGCGCGAGCCTGCCTTGCTTTACCTCGGTTCTCGCCAGAGACACGATGCGGTCTTCGATCGCGCGGCGGTAAGCGTAGGTTCTGATGACCACATCTTCGGCGTTCAGTAGCCTGAAAGTCCCGTTGACGTAAGCGTCAAGGATTTTCGAGCCGCTTTTGATTTCGCGGTCAAGTTGCAGCCGCGCCAGGTCTGTTTCTGAGATGCCGTTGCGGATGATGTTTCCGGCCTCTCTGATGCCCTTTGTCGCGGCGTCATAAGCTGATCGCCCCATTGCCGTCAGGGAAGGCCCCGAAATCGTCCGGCGCTTCGTGATCGCGCCGATTGTGGCGTCTATGACTGACGCGGGCAGTCTTGCGGCTTCTTCGGAGAGTTGAAAGACTCCGGTTCCTGCGATGTTGCGCAGATGCGTTTTGACGCCGGTCAGGAGTCCGGCCTTGCGCACAGCCGTGATGATTTCGAGTATGGACGTTTTTTCCGCCGGCGCGACGGTTGCGCCCGCATTGAGCGCCAAGTCCGCCTCGATGCCAGGCCCCACAGCCGCACTCACCTTGCCGCCTCTGGCTGCTGTGAGTTCGATTGCGCTCTCAGGGATGCCCAATAGCGCCTCTGGCGTCTGTCTGCCCGTTTGCCTTGCCGCTCCTTCGGCCAGATCATCCACAGCGCCCATTGCGCGAACTTGAGCCGCCGCCGTCGAGGGTTGAGCGGTTGGAGTTGCGCCGCCCCGTGCGCCCCTGATTCGCCGGATGATCGGCGCGATGGCCGGAACGGGAGCGACGCTCAAACCAACGTTGAGCGCCAGGTTTTCGGGTTGCGCTGCGCTCTGAAGCGCGGTTGTTGCGGCGATGGCTGGCACAGAGCCGCCCGAAGCGACGCCAGCCACAACAGCGGGAACGGCGGCCACGACGCCGCCCGCAACGCCGCGTGTGATCTTGCCGGACAGCGACGGGTCTTGCGCCGCTCGTTCGGCGATGCGCTGCTTTGCCGCCTTCGTCCGGGTGAAGCCGGGTTGATTGGCCTGTCTTGCGGACTGTTCGGCCTTCACATCAGCAATCATTTTGTCCGCCGCTTGCGTGATTTCCTGTGTCTGCTCTGGGAATGCGAGCGGCGAGGGTCCGGCGCCAGCGGAGAGCTTGATTATGCCAGCGCCCGCGAGTTCCGCAATTTGCATCAGCGGCTTGATGTCGCCGGCGGTCGCCCGGCCAACGGCTTCGGAAAGCGTCATTGCCGGTTCAACGATGTAATCAATCGCGCCTTGCTTGGCGCCGAGCGCGAGATTTTCGAGGAAGCCCGGCGCATCGGTTGCGGGTTGCGCCGGCGCAGAAATGCCGAGAATTTCCTCAGCGGATTTTCGCCCGCCCGCTGGCGGTTGAACGCCGAGAATCTCCTCTGCTGATTTTCGTTTCTTCTGCGGCATCACTTAATCCCCAGCCTGTCGAGTTCCTGCGTCGCTTCGGCGTCAGAGTAGCCGTTGGCGACGAGCTTCGCGCGCGCCGCTGATCGGTTCGGCGATTCGGTTGCGGGCGGCGCCGGCGGCGCGGATTGCTGTGGCGGTTGCGGGTTCGTTCCTCTGACTTTGGCGTATGGCCACATTCCTGAAGGATCGTAACCGGTTTCGATGTAAGACGGCATCTTTGCCGCGAGCGCGTCGAGGTTGCGGAGAATGTTGCGCTCTGTCTCGACATCACCACGCGCGCGCGCCGCGCCTAGTTGCCCTTTCAGTACTTCAAAGCGCGCGAGTTTGTTTTTTGCGCTGTCGCCGGCCACGCCCTGCTTTGTTGGCGCGACTGTGCGACTGTAAGCTTTCTGATCCTGAGCGGTGAGCGGTTCGCCCAAGACTTCGTATTTTGCGAACCTGATCGCCTGAGCGCGTGAGATGCCGCCGCCCGCGCCTTTGAAATCATCGAAGAGCCGGTCGGCCTGCGCCCGGATGTCGCGCTCCATCTTCGCCTGAGCTTCGACTTCCGCCGCTTCGCTTTCAGCCTGGCGCCGTTCGCGTTCGCGTTTCTCAGTCAGAGCGTCGCGGAAAAGGGCAATCTCTTTTTCATCCTGCAAACCAAGCTGGCGCGCGCGCTCCTTCACGTCGAGTTCAAATTGCCGGTCGGCTTCAGCTTGCTGTCTGGCCTGGCGTTTCTCTTCGGCGGATTGCGCCGCTTCCATTCCGCGCAAACCAAGCTGGAGCTTTTGCTGATCGTATCGCGCGCGCGCCTCTTCAAACTCGCGTTGCGGTCGTTCGCGTTGTTCGCGGATCGCCGCCAGAAACTGCGGCCCCTGGCCCTGAACGCCAGCGGAGAAAGCTTGCAGCGCCGTCGCGATTCGTTCGAGCTTGCCGACAGGTTGCGGCGTTGGCGCGTTCGGCGCTGGTCCAATCATCGCCAGATACCGATTGACGATGTTCTGATCAATCGGCATTGACGGCGCCATCGGCGGCGGTTCGAGCCGAGGCGAAGAGAGAATTGACGGCGCGGGCAAAGTATCGGGCGCAATCTGCGCCTCATTACGCGGTCGTGGAAGTTGAGACAGAGCCTGTAAAACTGCCAGGTAGTTCGGATTCATCTTCGTTGCTCCTTCGATTCGCTATCCGCCCACTGTGCGCGGCGTTGGTTTGCCGATGCCGAGACCGCCCACCAGTGAGCCAATGCCGCCCGCGATTGAGCTAGCGGCGTTGATGCCCGCGAGTATCTTAGGCAGGAGCGCGCGCGATTCGGCCAGCCGTCTGTCGGCTTCCTGCTGATCCAACTCGAAGCCGAGATTCGCTTGCCGGCGCCGTTCGTCAAGCTCCCGGTCGCCAAGCCCGATTTGCGCGCTCGAAATGTCGCGCTGTGTTTGCTGCCCGCTCAATTGGTTGAGCAGATCAAGCAAGCTGTCGAATTGATTCTGCGCCGCTCCTGTCGAGGCTTTGAAGCCCTCAATGCCCGTCCCGGCGGCGCCAAGCAAGCCCTGAAGAGCAAGCTCCCGTTGCTGCTGCTGTTGTCCGGTCAGAAACTGGCGCAATAACATTTCGCGTTGTGCCGCGTCCGCTTTTTGTTGAGCGGAGACCAGCCCCTGCTTTTGCAGCATCTGGCCAACGGCGCTAGACGCGATTGAACTTTGATTGACGCGGTTTCCGAAGAGTTGCGCCAGTTGACGGGCTGACTCGCTGTCGAATTGTTCGGACAGCGCCAGCCGGTCGCGTTCATTGATGGCCGCGAGAGCCGCCGCCGTTTCGGGATCGAGCGCGGAGAGTTGCGCCGGGTTCTGAAGCTGTCCGGCCAGTTGGTTTATCTGATCGAGATAGCCCTGTATGCCCGGATCGAACGCGGCGGGTCGCTGGCCCTGCGCCTGAGCAAGAGCGTTGGCGAATTGCTGGTCGACCACGCCGCGCGCGCCGCCCGTCAGAGCGCCAAGCAAGCCGGACGCCTGGCCTGTTGTCTGCGGAATGTTCGGCCTGTCGGTGTTCGTCGTCACTTGGCCAGCGTTCGGGCTTCTGCCGTCGAGTTCGCGCCGCAGGATGTGGCGGAATCCTTCCGCGTCCACATACTCGACGCCCGCGCCCGATCGGGAGATGACTTGCGCGCCTGGCGGGACCGGGATTGCGCCGAAGAATTCATCCGCCGCCGCCGCCAATTGCTCCGGCGTGAAGCTGGCGTTTTTGCCGGGGAATTTCTGACTTAAAAAGCCCTGCCAAGCCGACAAATTTGAAACTGCCATGCTGCCCCCTTACGATTGATTCGAGTACTTGTACATAGTGCTGAAACGATAGACCACGTCGTTAGCGGCGGTCGCAATCGCCTGACAATCAACCGTAATGGTTGAGGCGAAGTTGAGACCGTCAATCTGTGTGTAGTCGGTTACAGGGTTGATGATGCCGCCATTGCATAGCCCGCTGACCCTGACTGAATCGCTGTCAATCCGGGTAATCCACAGGTCAAGCCGCCAGCCCGCGCCGTTGTAGGCCGCCGTCCCGCCCGCGACTTGAGTTCCCGCGACCCTGGCCAGAATGCTTTTACTGTTGGCGTTCGCGGCGAACGAGCCACAGAAGACGACATGTAACGTGTCGCCGTCTTCACCCCACAGGTTAGCCTCAAGCGTCTTTGAGTGTAGCGTGTCGGTTCCGGTTCCATCGTGACCGAGGGATGTGAAATCACGGTAGTACAGCCCGCCCAATGTCACGAAGCCGGTTGAAGGCGTCGAACCGTTGCCCGCTCTGGTTTCGATCTTTCCATCGCTGGAAAAGCGCGTCCTGACGGTCGCGTCGTTATCTTCCCAGATGCGGAAAGCTGAGTTGCTTGCGCTGGCCTCAGTCACCAGGTCGAGCGGCGTGACGTTCGTTGCGCCGCTGCGCAGACTGACTGCCGCGTCAGTCTGCGGCGATTCGTTGTGGTTGACGGTCAGGCGGTTGTTGGCGTTCAGTCCCGCCGATGTGTTGATTTGCAGATGGTCGTCTGTGATCACAACATCGTCGCTGAATGTCACAGGCAGAGCGAAGGTTGAGCCGGATGAACGAAAAGTAGCAATGTCTGTGCTGCCCTGAATTTCGAGCGTCAGTACATCGCCATCGGCGAAGATTCTAAAGTCGTCGTCGCCGCTGGTCGTGTCGGTAAAGTTGAGCGTTGGCGTTGCGCCGCTGATCGTCAGATCGCCGGTGATCGTCTGGCCTGCCGTGTCGTTGCGGACAAAAACAGAACTGTTCAGCCCGTCGAGTAGGTCGGCGTTGAGATTTGAAACAAGCGTTGTGCTGGCCACAGTGAAAGGCGCAGTCCCGCCCGCCACAGATGATTGAATCTGGCCGTCGTTGGCGATGACAACCTTGTTGCTGCCGCCCTGTCTGAAGCGCGTGATCGCGCCCGCTCCCGTCTGGTTGATGTCCAGCAACGATGTCGCGTCACTCGCGGAGAGCGTGCCAGCCGCGTTGTTTTTCAGACAGGTCGCAATCAGATCGTCAACGTACTTCTTGCGCGTCGCTTGGTTGTCGGTTGTTGGCGACGAAGCCGGTAAGACGGGGATTTGAACGAACGTTCCCACGTCTGTGGTCAGATCGAACGAGAGCAAGCCAGTCCCGCCGACGAAATTTGACAGGCTGAAGCCGTCGCCGCTCTGAAAGAGTCCGGCAATCCGGGTTCCGCCTGAGTTATTGAGGATGACTGCGCCGTTACTCTTCGTCAGGCGCAGATCGCCAATCATCCCTTGCTCTGACGCGCTGTCGGTTCTGACAAAAGACGAAGCGTGTAAGCTGTCCACTTGGTCGGCGTTCAGATTGCTGACGGCCGTAGTTGACGCGACGCTGAAAGGCGCGGTTCCCGTCGAGACCGCTGATTGAATTTGCCCGCTATTCGCAATCGTGACCTTTGTACTGCCGCCCTGTTGAAAGCGCGTGATTGCGCCAGCGCCGGTTTGATTGATGTCGAGCAGGGAAGTACCGTCAGACGCTGACATCACATCCGCCGCGTCAGATCGCAGAAACGAGCCGCCGTCAATCCCGTCGAGTAAATCGGCGTTCAGGTTTGTGCAAAGGGTCGTGGAAGTAACATCAATCGGCTTCGTTCCCGTCGAGAGCGTCGAGATGAATTGATGGACCGTTTGGAAGCCGCCCGCGTTGTTGATGCGCGCTTTCTGTGTACCGCTGAGCTTCCATTCCGCGAGCAGTCCGGCGCCAAGCTGATCAATACGCAAAGGCGCATCCGTTGCGTGAGTGTACTTAATCAGCGCGTCTTTGCTGGTGGACGTTCCGGCCAGCAAGTCAATCAGTTGCTGAAACTCCGCGTCGACCTGGCTGCTCTGAATGAGCATTCCCGGCGTAAAATCATAGAGTCTTGCGAGTACTGCCATAAAAGCCCCTACATATTCACGACTTCGCCGATGAGCAGAGTTTGCACAATCGCGTTGGTCGTCGCGGCTGCGGATTCCGCTGTCGCCTTGATGACGTTGGTTGAGCCGGTCAAGCTGTTGACAGTCACGGCCAGGTTTCGCACTACTTTTGTTTCGGCTGGCGTGCTGTCGTTGTAATCGGTATGAAGGCGCCTGTAGCCGACATAGGTGTCGACCGTCGTGTTTGACTTTCTGACGATGGTCGCGTCAATGAGCCATTCACACGCGCTGTTTTCCGTTGGTCCAAGCCCGAAGATTTCAGTAGAGCCAAGCCTCACGCGCAGCGTGGCGGTGTTGGCGATGCCGCCCATTGTGAAGCGCATAAAGTCGCCATTCGCTTTCAGCGTGTTGGCCGGTATGGTGTAGCTGATCAAGTCATCTTCGCCGCCGCCCACGTTACCGACCGTCGAGGTATCAACAACCAACGTGCGCGGAATGCCCGCCAACACACAAGCCGCGTCAGTCTCGACGCGCGCCAGGCCCGCCAGGAAATGGAGTTCCGGCGAGCCTGTGTTGTAGTCAAACTCAATCAGCCCGGAGCCGCCCACAAACTTAGCTGTGATCACGTTCGCGTCGAGGGTGAAAGAGAAGTCTTCTGCGCTCGCGGTTGTGTCGGTAAATGTCAAAGCTGGCGCGGTCCCGCTGATGTTGAAATTGCTGGTGACTGACTGCCCGGCGGTGTCGTTGCGCACTGCCAGCGCGAGCGTCGCCGTATCCTGATCGTCAACGTATTTCTTGCGCGCCGCCTGACTGTCGGTTGTTGGCGTGGAAGCTGGCAAGACGGGGATCGCCGCGAACGTCACAACATTGGTCGCTGTAGCGATGGAGATTGGAGTCCCGCCCGCCGTATCGTTGTTGAAATTCCACACGGTGTTGTCGAGCGCGATGCGCATCTGCTTACTGTGGTCGGTGTCAATGAAGTAAAGCTGAGGCGCGGTCAGGCTTAAAACCAGGTTGCCGATCATCGTCTGATCCAGTGCGCTGTCGAGCCGCAAGAAGCTGCTGGAATGTAATCCGTCGAGCAGATCGGCGTTGAGGTTAGTACAAACAGTTGTGGATGTAACATCAAGCGGCTTGGTTCCCGTCGCCAAGCTTGAGATGAACTGACCAGCCGTCGAGAAGCTGCCCGCGTTCGTCACTGTCGCCTTGTCCACGCCTGACACTGCCCACGTCTGAACTACGCCCGCCCCAAGCTGGTCAAGCTTCAGCGGCGCCGTTGTCCCGGAAGAGAAGCGGACAATCAGATTCACGTTCGTTGACGTGCTGTTGAGCGCGTTGATTATCTGATTGAATTCTCCGTCTACTTCACCCGATACAATCGGCTGACCGGCGGTGAAATCATATAGTCTTGCCAGCGTCGCCATAAGCTAAACTTCCGAAACTTTCTTTTCGTTGAGCATTGAAAACCACAGCATAAAATCTTTGATCACGAAGCCCTGAGCGTCTTGCGCGTTCGTCACGATAAAGGTGATGTCTTGCCCGCGTTGCCCTGAACTATTGGTGAGCAAGCGCCGAACAATGTCTTGAGGCGCGATCACGGCAGAATCCCAGACGGCGGAATCCCACAGCCCGCTATCCCACAAAGCGCCCTCACCTGAGCTTGTCAGGTTGAAAGAGTAGCTGCCGCCCTTCGACTGATCGCCGTCAAGGTAGTACTGAATGGCAACCGCGACGGTGTTAGTTGACAGCCCGAAGCCGAAAGCCCATTTAAGGAAATGTTTTCTCAAAAGCGGCGTGTCAACATTCAGAGATTTCATTGTGATAGTTTTCGAGTAGGCCGACCCATCATCCGAAAACCATTCTGTAGTCGCGCGCGGTTGATACTTGAAAATCTGGAATGCGCCAGCCGCGTTTTGCGCGCCGATGAGATACACCTTGCTTGACGCGCTGAAGAAAGATGTAAAGGCGGTCCCCGCGACCATTCCATCAAAGCGCGTCCATCTGACTATTTGCTCATTCACCTTGAGATAATCCATCACATAGACTTGCTCTGAACCGGTAAGCGAGATAGAGGCAGGCAGCGAGAGCCAATACTGTGAGGCGTTGTCAAACACGAACGCGGGTATCTCTTCCGTCGTCTTCGGCGTCCGGGCAATCTCCGCGACGTTGCGCGAGTAAAGCGCCGTCTTGAAATCTTCGGCGGTTTCAACCAACGTGAGCGACGCAAGCCCCTGATCACTCAAGAAAACCACGTCGTCCAGCACCTGGCGGATTGAGTACGGGCTGACGCATCCGATGTTTTGCGCATGGATAACTACTTTCAGGTTGCTGACCAGCGTTGGCGCCTCGTTCTGATCAATCGGAACGACCTTATAGATTCGCTTGCGTTTGAAGACGTACAGCGCGGCGCGCGTGGCGAACAGCCCCGTTATCTGGTCGCCGTCGTCGGGATCAATGTCGAGAGTCACGGCGCCGGCGTCGTTGTCCACAGTCCAATCTTCGGGCAAGCCCAGCGCGCTGCCCCACAGTTGATTCGGTTCCGTTGCCGAGACGATCCAGACGCGGTTATTCCAGACTTCAATGTATTTGCCCTTCGGCGGAGAACCGCCCAACGCTGAAGCGACGCTTGAAGTATTCACCTTGACGGGATTGTCGCCGGATGTGGCCTTGTTGACTCCGATGGCCAAGCCGCCGAACGTGACCCATTGCCAGAAAGTATCAGACGGCAGCGTGAGTGAGCTTGTAAGCTCGGTAACTCCGGTTCCGTTCGTCTCGACGATGTAGAGCTTGTTTGACGTGGTATAGAGTACGCCAATCTCGCCGGCTTCAGCCGTGAAGTAGTGCAGGGAAGTGATGCGTCCGGCGTAGGTCGTAGCCATCAACTCAGTCACGCCGCGCCGCGTCGAGAGATTGCCCGAATCGTCAAACTCGAAATTGAGGATGTCTTGCGCTTCGTTGTCGGCTATTTCGGTCGCAGGCAAGGCGGTGTTGATGCCGCGAGACCAATCCCTGATTGATACCGGCCTGACTCCGATTTCATCCGTGTTGGTTGATGCCATCTTACCGCCTCGCCAAACTCATCAGGCGTTCATCGGGATGTTTGGAGTTTGGCTGTTTGTTACCATCGGTCAGGATGAATCGCCGATGAACGCCTGAGACTTTGCCCTTAGTCAAAAGTTTGACCGGGGCTTTACCATAGCCCGTTGTTGAAATGCGCCGGGTCAAGTAACGCGCGGTCGCGCCGCCTGACTGCGCCTAAGTCTGTCGGCTTCAAGATCGTGACAGCCGCAGTCTTGCGGCCTTCGCGTCTCACCAGGTTGGCCAGGTTGGTTTCAAAGCGCCGCTGCGCTCTGTCCGCCGCGTCGTATTTGCCATCGCCTTCCAGGATGTAGGCCCGCACACGGTCTTTAACTAAAACGATGTGCTGGTCCTGAACGGGCAAGACTGAAGCTGACGCCACGTCTGACGGATGGTAGAAATATTCGTGCTCGATGGCATAGACGGCGTCAGGCACGGGCGCCAGCCTGAAGCGGTAAAGCACATTCGCGCCTGAGACCAGGTTGCCATCCTCAAGCCAGAAACGCGGCTTGCCTTCATCTTCAAGCTGTGCGCCAGATCGCGCCGCCTGTTGGATCGTCCAATGAGAGATTGGCAAGCCATCTGACGTGAAACGCAGTTGGATGATCTCCCGGCCTCCCGCTGGCAATTGATATTGCGCGGTTCCGTCCACGGTGTTGAAGGATGAACGTGTGCGGAAAGTATTCCAGTCTGTCGCTATCGCAATTTCGTCAAGAGCTTCATTGATGCGGGTTTCGATTTTTGTCACGAAGCCGCTATCGTCGCTGCTCTCTTCAAACTCCGCGATGAGACTCAGAGCGATTGCGTTTACAGTTGCCATTGTCAGCCCTCGCGGTTTAAGTTCGCGCCGTCAGGAAGGGCGCCGGAACGTTCGCCCACTGTTTGCTTCCCATCAACTCATCTTCACCAATGATGTGCGATTGTTCGATCACGTGCGCGGTTGCGTTGTGCGTTTCGAGCAGCGCAAGGATCGCCTCGCCCAGCTTCCGGCCATCCGGTAGCGGCTGATCGTGCGACAGATGCGGGTCGGTCCATCCATTCAGGAAGCCGCACTCCTTCGCCGCGTCATAGCCACAGCCCCGCGCGCGACACATTGACGGCGTCAGTTGAACGCGCCGCCGGATGACGGTGTATTGCCGCGTCTGCGGAAAGCTGATCTCTTGCAAGATGAATTGACGCTTGCCCGGCGTGACAGCGTTCGCTTGCGCGCGCGCTTCGGCTTCGGCCACAGCCTGCATACTTTTTATCGTGGCCACATCGTCGTTTGTCAGCCCGGCGCCTTCGCGCTCAAGTGCGGCCACGCCTGCGGCTGTCAGGCCCGGCGCGGTGTTCATGTCTTTCTTCGGCATAATGATCCTCGATTAAAGATTGATGTCGCGCTCACGCATATAGCGCGCGCTGTGCGAGTTGCTCAGTACATTTTGCGTCGGCTGGGCTTGCCCGATTTCTTCGCCTTGCCCTTGCCGGTTCCTACTCCGAACAGAGCAGGGAAGCCGCCGACAAGCTGCCCGCTGATCACCGGCGCCTGCACTGGCGCGGCGATGGTGAGCGGATGCTCCGATGTTACAAGCTGCCCCTTCTTCGCCGGTTTCGATTTGCCTTTCATACTTGCTCCATTGTTAGGTTTCCGGCCCGGCTTCAAACAGCGCCAATGCACCCCGTACATTGAGCCGCGACGCCGGACCGGAAAGCGTTAAAACGGTCTGCCCGTTCTATAAAATTCAGACAGTTCCTGTTTTGAAAAATTGAAATCGTCGTCCACCCAGAGCACTACCTCTTGCAAGTGGCCGATGCGAACACGGTTCGCCATATAGATCGTGTTGCCCGCTTCGCCGAACTTGTGCCAGAAGTAACTATCGGCATCGTGTTTGCCTTCGCGCCAATCGCCGTCAGCGTTCGGCGTGTTGATGAACCAGGGTTTCTTCATCTTCAAAATCGCCGCAGTCTTGATGATCGTCAGCCCGAAGACCGTGTTATCAACGCGGGTCAAGTCCTTCTCTTTCATCTCTTCAATGGAAACGACAGCGCCCATTTTGCCGTCGCTCGTTCGCAGTCCGGCCAGTACCTCGTTTTTTGTACTGCCGCGCTTCACTTGCCAGGCGGCGATTGCGTCGGCGTCCGGGTATCGCACTATCAGCCTGAGCAATTCCTTGACATCCTCGTTGGTAAAGATGCCGTCATAATCAACCGTGATGACATAGTCACAGCCCAGCTTGATGAGCGCGTCTATGCCGTTCTGTATGCCCATTTCCCAGAATACGCCGCGCGTTCTGAGTACCGTGATTCGTGGATCGGCGAAAGCCTTTTCGAGCGTTCCCGCGTGAGCCTGAAAGCCCAAGCGCGGAACGGTAGTAACGGCGGCCACTTTGTGAAGCGCCTTTGCGTCCGTCTGTGGATCGTGGATGTAAAGCGGCTTGATTGGCGGAACGTTCGATTTCTTCACATACAGCGCCTCGAACAAACAGCTTGCCGCCTCGTTGTTCGGGTCAATGTACTTCCACGTCCGCGCTCGGTTGAAATCTCGTTCAGCAAAGAAGCCGTCGAGGTCTTTAAGCTCGCATCCGCGCTGATAGAGCGGGATTTCTGACGCCTCGCAACGAATGAAGCGAAACTTGTCAATCAGATCGCCCAGCCCGTGAAGCGCCAGCAACTCAGCGCCCTGAACGTCGAGAATCAGCGTGTCGTAAAGCTTCAAGTCAATGCCGTGTTGTTCGATCACGGTCTTGAGCGTTGCGCTTTGCAGTCTGATTGAGCCGGTGTAATTCACATCCGGCCAGACTCGTTTATGCTCTTGCAGTTCAAAGATCGAAGATGAGAACCCGTCGTTATTGGAGATGTGGAAGTCATAAGTCAGACCATCCGCGTTGGTTATCAAATAGTTGAGCGCCCGTTGATTCGGATAGCCCGCAATGTTTACCTGAAGCTGGTCAAACACTGTGGGAATCGCTTCTATCCAGATCACGGGCAAGCCCTTTGCGGCGTAGATGTCGCGTTCCTGGCCATAACTTGCGCCAACGTGGATAACGCCCTTTGCGCCTCTCAGAAACTCAGTCGCGGCGTTGCCCTGCCGCTTCGTCGCCATCAGGTTGAGTTTTATTTGTTCCATTGTTTGACCGGGGTGAAGTAGAAGGCCGCAAATTTGCGGTCTTCTACTTGTCTATGGTTTGACGGTTATGAGATCAAGACTTCAACCGTCGTGTTGTTGCTGTCCCACGAATCGAGAGCCATCAGCCCAACGCCAGCCGCCGCCGCCAAACACTCTTGATAGTCGTTTGACGTAAAGTTGCTGTCTGCCTGAGTGAGCGAAACCAGCGTACCGGCTGAAGCCGAAGAGCCGAGCTTCGCGCCAGCCGAGCCGGTTGAGGCGACGGTCGCACTCGGAACGCGGCCTTTCACTGTCACCCAGCCATAAGAGCCGGACGCAATAGCTACGTGAGCGATGCCTACGACCGGTTCCTGAATAGCGGCGGTCGGAACGAGTCCCCAGGGTTCATTTGTGTGAGTCAGACTCACCTTGAGCGCATCGTAAATCGTAATCGCTGACCCAGCTTTGATGTAACGAATCCGGTTTCCCGGATAGTCGTGAGCGCGCGGGTCGTCCACTTCCGTGCCCAGCGGGAAGAGTTGAGTTGTGTCAACCTGAGTGGGGTTGATGCCCTGTGTGATGTTCATATTGTTTTACTCCTTCCTCACGATGAGCTTGATGTGTCGAAGTCCGCGCGGCCCTGACGGCGCCGGTTGGACAGAATCAGGTTGCCGTAAAACAGGCATTGCACGGTTTCAGCGTCCTGGTTGTCCGGCCTGATCGGGTCGGTAAACGTGAAATCGTAGCCCTCGCCCATCACGAATTTGAGATAATTGAGATTGAGCGCGACCATCCCTTGCCCATCGTCGCCGGTAGTGTTCGGGAGCATATCTTCATCCCAGCACACGGGAACGCCTTTGAAGATAAAGTTTTCCCATCCGCTCTGAACCAGGTTGGCGTCGGCTTCGCGTCGCTCGTAATGCTCATTGGGAATCAGGATTCTGTTCTCCCAATACTCATGCAGTGTCTGCGTGGTGATGATGAGATGCGGTCGGTCGCCGCCGCCCGTGCAAGCGTTGACAAGCGATGTCATACCGGCGCGGAAAAGAGCGAGTTCCGCCGCCGCCGGACTGCCGCCGCTGTCAATGCCCGCCACGTCAATAAACTGGTTGCGCCAGTTCGACGTAGCGTTGCTATCAATCTGGCCATAGGTTGACCAGGCGTCGCCGTTTTCGACGGCCACAAGCAAGCCGTCGAGGTCCTTCCCGCCGTTGCTCGTTCCGTCGCCGAAAAGCATTGTGCTGACTGACTTGCGCATCGAAATCGAAAGCTGTTTGCCGACGGCGTCCCACAGGTTGATTACCTGAGTCGCGGCGCCGCTGTTTTTGAACTTCTCGATTCCTGACAAGCCTGTCGTTCCGGCCACTTGTTTCCAGGGATATTCCGCCGCCTCGATGCCGCTCTGAACCGTTGTGTTGAGCGGGTCAAAGCCGCTGTAGCTGGCCACAGTGCTGTTGACGGCTGAGATGATCGGTTCGACGATGGAAGATGCGCCGGGTCGGGTTTCGATGCCGCCCATCTGCCCAAGCTTCCAGAGCAGAACCTGTTTGCTGGTGATGTTATCCGTGATGACGCGCGAATAGCCTTTAAGACTGGTCGCCACAACACGGTTGAAAGAAGTGTCTAGCATGTAGGCTTCTCCCCGCTTCGCCTCAGTTACCTTGCGAAGCCTGCTGCAAGTTCCAGGCAATCATCTGCCCCAGCCCTTGAATATGAGCGGGCATTTCCGGTTTGCCTGCGCCTCGCACTCCGCCGTTGCCGGGCAAACGCTTGGCTTGGTCGGCCTTTTGTTGCGCCTGCTCTGCTGTCAGCGTTCGTGTGGCTTGTGTAGCGGCGGGTTGCGGTATCGCCGCTGCTGTCAGTTGCGGGGTGAGAGTCTGAGCAATCCTGTTGACGACGCCGTAGGCTTGCTCAATCGTGAGAGCCGGGTTATCGGCGACAAGCTGAATGGCGGCGATTGACTTCTGTCTGAAGTCTGGCTCGTTGCCGAACTTGAGCGCCGTTGCGTCGTATTCCTGACGCCTTCGCGCGCCTTCAATCGTCTGTTGATGTGGCGCAATCGCGCCTTGAATCGCTGCGCCAACTGATTGCTTGATGAAGCCCGCGAGTTGCGCCGGGTCGTAAAGGTCAAGCTCCGAAAAGTCCGGTTCGGCGGGTTGCGCCGGTTGCGCTCCGAACATTTCAGCCAACGGCTTACCGCTCAATTGAGCCTGAGCCATCGCCGTGACAATCTGTGTGAGTTGGCCAACCTGATCGCGCAGCGCCTGAGCTTCCGCGGTTGGCGCGGTTGCTGTGGCTGTCTGCGCCGTGTCCTGTGTCCCGCCGGGGATGTTGTAATGTTGCTCTCCCAAGTCCGGCAGATCGCCCACATCTTCCGTTTCACCTTCCGCTTCAACTGCCGCCGCTTCTGCCTCAGCAATCGGGATCACGCGCACCTTGCCGGTCTTTTCATCAAAAGTCATCGTGACCTTCGAGGGATCAAGCGAGGGGTGAAATTGCTGCAACGGTGTAAGCGGCGGCGCCGGTTGCTGCGTCTCGACGGCCTGGCCCTGCATCTGTCCGGCCTGGCTATCGGGCAGGGGAGGCGCGGGCGTTGTTTGGCTGGTCTGCCCGCCCGCTGGCATAATCTTGCCGTCAGCCCCGCGCGTGTAGTTCACGCCCTGCCTGACGTTCGCGCCTTCAATTGGAATCGTCACTTTGTCCATACATCAAACTCCTTGCGGTAAAGTACTGAATTATCAGCAAGTTCTTTTTCAAGTCAAGCGCCTTGTGTCAAAAAGAAACACCCTCTTTTGACCGTAGCCGCATCTTTCGAGCGCGGCGCATACCTAAGAGGCCAGCAGATCGGCGCTGAATTCGCCTTTCAGATCGCCGCCGCCTTGCGGCCTCATCGCGTCAGGCGACAGGTTGCCGTCAGAATCAACCACGCCTGAGCCGCTGAACATTTCTTCAAAGTGCTTTCGCGTGTCGCGTTCGAGTTGCGCATCCCAGCCCTTGCGCGCGTCCGCCGCCGTTTTCTTCATCGCTTCAGCGTCCGCTCTGCCGTTGATTGTGACGATGTTGCGGTCGCGGTTTATCCTGGCCAGCTTCGACGATGAGTTGACTTCGCCGATGTCCGCAACGACTTTGCCGAAGTGCCAAAGCGAATCGGGTCGCATCGCGCAGAGTTCGGCCTGTCGTTCCGCCACAGCGCCGCATTGACATTGCGCGGTTTCACGGTTCCATTCGGACATCGGCAAAAGCAGATCGAACGCGCCGTGAATTGGACAGTTGAAAGAGTAGAGCGGCATTGATTCACTCCTTTTAGATTTGCGGCAGAGCGCCATTACCAGCGACGCCGCCGCCTCTGAGCATCATCATCAAATCTTCCGGGTTCAGTCCTTCGCCCGGTACGCCGCCCGTGCTCGGTTGTTCGGGAACAGGCGTTGGCGCCATCTGTCCGGCCAACGCTGGCGGTAGGCCCTGGCCCGGCGTCTGCTCTTCAAGCGGCGCTTGCGGTATCAGCGCCGGTTTGAAAAAGCGCCCGGCGTCTTTCTGCTCGAACGATTCGAGCACCCAGCCGAACAGCGCCGGAACGTCGAGCGCGTCTTGCGCGCCCGCCGCTTGCATCGCGGGCAACGCCTGTACGCCAAGCTGGAGAATTTGCAGCCGCTGTTGACGGTCAAGCGCGGGATCGAACTTCGGCGCGCTAAAATACTCAACGCTCACGTCTACGTCGGCTTGAATATCTTCCGGCGTGTACTCTTGCCAGTAAGCGCCCTGAGCGCCAACGATCTTGACGACATCGGGCAAAGTCCGGTGAGCCTTCAAATGCTGAAGCGTTTGGCGCGCCAGTTCGGTTATGCCGCCCTCGACGGCTGAGACCCGGTCGTCAGCCTTCAATCGCAGGATGTTTGTTCGCGCGGAGACTTCGCCCGCCGTCGTTCGGGATGGCAACGGCCTGCCTTGTAAGAGCGCGTCCGCTCCGGTGAGTTGTTCGATGTCTGACGCGATGCGCGCCTCGACTACTTGAAAGTCCGCAGACATCGGCGCATCTGGAATCGGTTGAATGGCGTCCGGTCGTTCGGCGGTGATGACTGCGCCGTCGGGCAGATCGCCGAAGTTTTTGATTTCTTCGGGAGCGATTGCGCCGGCGACGGCCAGAAACTTCCGTTGATGTGATCGAACGTGATTAAACTGCGCTGTGCGGATGCGGTTGAGTTGGATTTGCTGGTCTTCGGCCTGGCGCATCACGCCCATTCCGTAAGGCTTGTTGGCGATGCGAATGTAGTCAAGCTTGACGTAAGGGAAGCCGTCGAGGTAGTCGTATGGCCAGCTTTCCTCAATCAATGGCTCCGGTACGCCTTCAGCGAAGATGTACCGCTTTCTGAATTTCTTGTCCCAGATTTCCCACAGAGCTACAAGCCGGTCCTCCGGCACAGCCGCCGTCAATCGCTGGCCCCAAGCCGGGTCATCATGGTTGTCGAAGCCGGCGCGCGTCGTTGGCGAGTAGTTGCCCGCGCTGATTTGCTGCAAAACTTTCTGATCATATTCGGCGTTGGCCATCACGTCATCGTAAGGCGCGTGAAAGCATTCGGCGCACCATCGCGCGGTCTTGAGCGTTCCATCCTTCGCCGTCAGATCGAAGAGAAACATCAGCGGATCAACGCGCTCGATAAAAGCCGCGTCTTGACGGATGTAATCTTTGTAATTGATTGCGCCGTCACTCTTGCGCCTGGCTTCATCCACTTCCACAACGTAACCGCTCTTGCCGATGCCGTGTCCAATGGTGACGACATCTTGCACAATCTCTTTGGCCTGAGCCGTCATTCCGCGTTCCTGCCATTCGTAATTGAGTAGGCTTTGCTGAATGTCAGATGAGACAACGTCAGACGGCTTGCGCGCCTTCAGCTTAAACTTGATGTCGCCGTTGATTAGGAAGGGCGCATACGAAAGCGCGATGCTGCCCGTGACGTTGACTGTCGCGGTGTTGCGCGCGTTGTCTGTGGCGAGAGAATGGCCTTCCATCCCGCGTTCCATCCACTGCTCGCCCTCGAACCATTCGTAATATCTGCGCCAGTCCTTCGCGCCGTTGCGCATTTCCTCACGTTGGCGCGCGGTCTTGGCGAGGCGTGAAAGCCAGATGTGGCCATCGCGCTTGCCGTCGCCGGTTTCGGTAGAGAGCGGCGTTTGCACGCGCCGAACGCCTGGCTTGTAGGTCTTGGCTTCGTGGCCTTCGTATGTTTTCTTCTTTCGTGGCATATTCTCACTCCGTCACAAATTCCACTTCCCAGATTTCAATCTTCTTTCCGCTTACTAGGATCAATCCGAGCGCGTCTTCCGCTCTATCCGGGTCGTCAATCATCAGGATGTCCCCGTCTTTGGCCTTATCTATCGTGTCCCTCAGCGCGCGGTCGCGGGTTTTCGGCGTCCGCCGCTCATCTGGCGTTACTGCGCGGGCAAAGTTGTTGCACAGGATATAAATCATTTTTTGCCTCTCAGCGTTTGTAGCCAAACATTCCCGGTTTCTGGCGTTCGGCGTGCCTCTGCGCGTGCCAAGCGAAAGAGCCTTTCGGCGCGCTCTCCGGCGGTTGCGCGTACATGTGAATCTTTGTCGAGAGATGAACGGCGATGAGCAGCGCGGAAATAAGATCGTCATTCCATCCCGGCGCGCCGCCCATTGTCCCGTTCGGGAGCAAAACGTAATGGTCAAGCTGTTCGAGTAGCGCGGGGGTTCTGAGCAAGATTTCGTGATCACGGATGGTTTGCTGCGTAGCCGAGACCATCACAGATTTGTTTGTGTCGGTTGTGTTGAAGCCGGGCTTTGCCGTCGCTTTCTTGTCGAAGGGATCGAAGCGGTAATACAGTCGCGGATAGTGCATCTGCTTCGACAGAATCAGGTTTGCCGCGTAGCCGCCGCGTTCGTTGTTTTCAATGCCGAGCAGCGCGGTGTTGTAGATTCGCCCCAGGTAGAAAGCCAGTTCCGCGAATTTGTCCGGGGTGATGATTTGATTGAAGCTGGCGACTTCTTCCAGGTCGGGAACGGCCAACACAATCAGCGCGGACGGGTCGCCTGAGTTCGGAATGCCCATTCCAGGGTCGCCCGCCATCACGTAGGTTTGCCCGGCTTCCGGCATCTTGTAGACGTGAACCTGGCCGAACGGCGAAAGCTGAAACTTTTTGTTTGCGTCCGTCTCTTCCGGGTTGTGATCGTAATGAAAGCGGCGCGCCGGCAGAGCTTCAGCGGCCAGATGTTCGCGCATCAAGTTGACTGAATGCTGATCGAAGATAACCCGCGACGTGGACGCGAAGGCGTGAGCCGCAATCGTCGGATATTCCTTGCGGAACTGTTGGACATTGCCCAGACATTTTTTGTCTATCGTTTGCCGTCGCCAGTTGAGCCGCGCCTGAACCTCTGCGCGCATCCATTCATCGGCGTCCGTCGCGGCCTTGATGTCTTCGGCATACCAGATGCGCAAGGCGTCTTCGATCAATCGCGCTTCTTCGACTTCGTTCCCGTAGCGCGTTGGCCTGCCGCCCACTTCGTCGGTTGTGCAGATGTCCTCAAGCTTTTCGCCGCGCCGCATCGGTGAGCGGTAATCGTCGAACGCGACCCAAGTGATGAAAATCTTCCGGTAGCCGTTTGACTGGTCGCGGTACATCTCAGTCGCGGCATTTTCGCCCTTCGCCGTCGTCTCAAGTATCACGATCGTGCCCGGCAGTTCGGCGATGGTTTGATTGAGCGCGACCATCTGTGACGCCACGTCAATGCCCAGTTCCGGCCAGATCGCAAACTCAGAAAGCAAGACGGCGTGGAAGTTGTACGACCGGCCCAGCTCTCCGCGCTGCGCCGTCGAGAAGATCAAGCGGCTATCGAGTCCGGCCCCGGCGCCCTTTTGCCGTTCCGTCGTTTTATTCCCGAACTGGATCACGTCGCGTCGTTCCAGGATCGTTTGCGACTTCAAGAGCGGATGAGACTCCGCGTGGATCGAGCGAATGCGAGAGTTGAAATTCTGGGTTGACGCTTCATCGTGCGCGGTGATCAAAGCGTTTCGATTCGGGCGCATCGAAGTGAGCCAATAGAAAAGCGCCAGAATCCAGGTTGACACGCCCATTTGACGCGCCTTCAGGATGTACCAGCGAATCGGACGGCCCGCCGCCAGGTCTTCCAGAAACCATTTCCACAATTGACGCTGAACGCGGTTGAAGTTGAAGTAAACCAGCCTGCCGACTTTGTTTTGAATCTTGATATTTCCCGCCGCATAAGCCGGAAAATCCCACTCACTCAGCGCGATGAACCGGCGCGAGATGTATCCGTCGGGATCACGGCGCCACTGCGTAATTTCGGGCTTCACGCGCTCCGCATCAGCCGACGCGCGCTCAAGGTAGTCGAGAGCGATGCAGGGTTGTTCAACGGTTTCATTCATCGCCCGCTCCTTCGTTCACTTCGGCCTCGACTTCGGCGTCCACCACATTTTTGATGTCGAACATGCCGCTGAGCGGGTCACGATGGCCGCCCGAACGCTTGCGCAAATCTTCAAACGTGACTTTGACATCCACAGATCGCGCTGGTTTGAAATCGCCCGTGAGTTTGCCGAGCGCCTGAATCGCCAACAGCGCGGTCTTGTCGTTTTTCGAGGCTGCGATTTCGGTCAGCCGTTCAATGCCTTTGCCATGCAAGGCAAGGGAAGCTTTCGCCTGAGTAAAGCCGCGGACAAGCTTGATGAATGCCTGATCGTTCAGCATTGCGACCAGATCAATGACGCTCACCTGTAGGACCGCCGCCGCCTCATCAAGTCGCGCCGGCAAGCCGCCCTCGACTTGCGCAATGGAGAGCGCGCAGCGAACGCGGTCATCATTGGTCAGGATTGTTTCAAGCTGCTCACTCATCTGTCGCTAAAGGGATTTCATAGACGCGGGTCATCTTCCCGCCCAATTTGTCGAGAAGCTTTGCGCCGGGTCGTTTGTTGCCGTTGATGATTTCGCCGATGAACTGGCCGGTCACGTCGAGTTGGCGCGCGAGTTCAGCCATTGAACCCGCTTGGCTGGCGAGTGTGGAAAGGAATGCGCGGAACTGCGGTTCGGTAAGCTGAACGGTTGACGGGAGCGAATGCGTGCCCTTGCGATCCGCCGCTGCCGCCAACCGTTCAGTGTTGATGTATTCACCTTGAATCATCGCCGGGCATTGTGTCGAAAAGTACCTGGCGATGTCAAGTAATTTGTGTCAAAAAGGCGCACTTCCGGGGCAGCTAACCGGCTTGCCCGTTCTGCGGTTGCTGTGGCTGAAAGAGCGCCGCCGCCCTCTGCGCCGCCGGTCTCAGCGCCTTCATCACGCCGACCACGATTTCCAGCATTTCGAGCGCGTCCGCCTCTTGCGACGTGATGCCGCGCGAGTAGAACCGGAGAGCCTGATATGTGGCCAGCGTTTCCTTCGGATCGAGCGACAGCGTACAGAACAGGGAGGGGCCGGTCGCATCAGCGGCGCCGACGCCGGCCTGTGTGATTTCAGGAACGACGGGAACGTCCGGCGGGATCACTGGCCCCCCGTTCAGCGGTTGTTTGGATTTCCATTGTTTCGGCTTGCTCATTGCTATTTCCTTTCAATTTGATGGTTGCTTAGAAGGGGATGTCGTCATCACTGGGTTCGGCGGCGCCGGCGCTTCTGTCATCGTCATCGTCAAAGGCGCTGGCCGCCTTCGCTTTGGCCTTCGGCTTCGCCGTTTCGCTTTCGCCCTGGCCAGCCTTGCCGACAAACTCGAAACCGCTCATGTTGACTTCAGCGGAGAATCGTTGCTCCCCGTCGCGGCTCGTGTATTCTTCGATCCTCAAGCGCCCTTCGACGTAGATCAATGAGCCTTTGGCGAAGTACTGATTGATGGCTTCGGCTTGCCGTCCCCACGCTGTCACGCGAAACCAGGTCGTCACGTCTTCCTGTTCGCTTTCCCGGTTCTTTCGCTTCTCAGTCGTGGCGACGGAGAAGTTGCAAAGAGCCGTGCCTTGCGGCGTGTATTTCAATTGAGGGTCGGCACCGAGATACCCGACGATAATGATTTTATTGAAACTCATTCTGTTACCTCACTTTCAGGTTGTTCGGATTGGTTGCTTGTTTCCGGCATCGGTTCCGGTTGTTCGGTTGGTTGTTGCGCGTTCGGCGCGGCCTTGACGCAAACGCACATGCGCGTTTCGCCGTAAGCCGTGCGCGGCCCGGCAAACAGCGTGACACGCTTGCCGACAGCGGCCTGTGAGTCGGTTGTCCCCGTCGCTGCGCCAATCTCTTCAGCCAATGAAGCGTTGAGCCGAAGATATTTCTTCGCGCCGGTGAATTTCACCCGCCATTCGTCAACGGGCTTGCCTTTGACTTTGACGGTCGTTTTGTAGACTGACGCGATTTCCACCGTCACCTGTTTCTTGCCTAGATCGTCAACGGTCAAATGCTCCTTCGGATACATTTCCTTCCACTGCATATTGATCCTTTCGGTTAGTCGGTTGTTTGTTCGGTTAGGTCTCTGATGTCCGGTTCCCGCTGACGATCACGCCAGCGGTGAATGATCTTCCGAGCGACGGACGGCGCCCGAAAATTCTTGATCGCTTCCATCTCAGCCGACGACGGCCAGCGATTCGACTTGACTTGAACGAGCAACACATCCGCCGCGCTGATCGCCACGATGTCGAACACGCCTAGACTTGCGGCGGCGCGCGTGCAAGCGTAGCCAGCGGCTTCTAACAGCGCGATGGATTGATGCTCGCGGCGATTGCCTTTACGTTTGCAGTTCATAAGACGCCTGCGAAGAAAGATGAATCAGACACACCGTCATCGCTTGGCCTCCATCGTCGCGCGCTCAGGCTTTGCTGCGGCTTTCAACCGTTGGCGATTGCAGCGTGAGCAAAGCGGCAGACAGTTCGCGTAGTAGCCGCCGCAAGAGCCGATGACGTAATCAGCAAGCTTGCCAATGGTCTTGCGCCGGCACTGGGAACAAGGGAATTGACCGAAGCCTTGCACGTAGACATTTGGCGTGATCGTGGTCGTCTTTGTGGATATGGTCGGTTGCTTCATACTCTTGCCGCTCCTCAATGGATGAATAGAATGTCAGGCGCGTCTACAGACCCAATTTCAAGGAGACCTACAATGGGAAAATTTATGAATAGCCGGTTTATGTATGTGTTTCTGATCGTGTTTACGATTGCGGCCATTACCTTCACTGCGTATGCGCTCCCTAAGTACCTCGACGGGGTTGCGCGCGAGCAGTCGAAGTGGGACCAGGTGATCTCTGATCCGAAAGCGTCGACAGCGGAGATTGACAGTGCCAAAAGAGTCATCCAACACATGGAATGGCTAAAGTACAGCAGCGTCGCGCTGTACACGCTTTCGCCGCTGCTGTTGGCCGGTCTTTGCGTGCTGCTGACAATACAACGCCGACGCGAGGCGTCGAAAAGTCGAAGGTAGTTGAAAGACGCTTGGCTCATTCGTCACCCCTTTCGTCGCCGCCGCCCATCAGTGTTGCGAGTTCGCTGATCGCCGCGCGGTTGATGACGTACAGCCACACCTTGTCACCGTTCATCCCTTTCTGTTTTTTGAAATCCTTACGGCCTGGCGCAACGTCGAGCCAGCCGTGCTTGCGCCACTGTTCAATGATGGCGAGATAATCCAGCCCCAGCGCGGTGAGTACATCGCGCAGTCGCACCGGAGAGAAAGCGATAAATTTGTAATCGTCGCCCTCATCCCACACACCAAACCAACCGCCCGCCGGTTCCTTCGGGGTGCGCCTGTCGTCGTGTAGAAGATGGCGGCCATAGAATTGGGTAGGTCTGGTCGCGGCGATTGTCAGCAGATGATCCAACGCCCTTGCTGCGCCGAGAGGGTCTTTCGCTCCTTCGCTGATCGCTCCCCAGAGATTGGCCAGCGGGTCGGCAAACTCCCATTCCAGATCGAGCGCCTGATGCACAAGCCCGGCGGTGACTTTCAACGCCGCCGCGAATTCGGCCAACCGCGAAGCGTCGGAGCCACTTTCGGCGGTTCTGATGTACGCCTGGCGTTCGCGCTTGTACTCTTCGCGCCATTCTTCAAGATTTGTTTTGCCGCTGGCGGCCTTCTGGTCTTTGTTGAGGATCACCCAGCGCGCGAATTCAATTCCGGCGTGGCCATGATGGTCTTGCAGTTCGCCGCGAAGCTTCACGACCAATTCCTCATTGCGGTCGCCGAACGGCGCCCCGTAGAGTTGGATCACCCGATTGATCACGCCGCCGCCTTCGGGCGCAAAGTCTGTGATGCGGCGCTCGCCTGACGAAATCATCACCGTATGCCAGTTCGGAGTCGTGGCGATTCCCGTCCTCGTTCCGCGAGTTCGGCCCTTGCCCTCTTCGACTTGATAGAGCATCTGTTTGACCACTTCGGGCTTCGGCGCGCGGCTGGTGTCGTTGAGGATGGTTGGAAGATGGTTGATCACGGCTGATAGTCGCTCAGCGCCAACTTTCGTTGAGTCCCACGAATGGAGGTTTGATTCATTGCCGCGCTCATCAACGCCGCCCCAGACAGACGCCGCAATCATCTGGCTGGTCGTTTTGCCTTTGCTGGTGAGTCCCGCCAAGTCGACCGTGAAATTCGGGCATTTGAGCAGCATCAACATAACCGAAGTGAACGAAGCGTAGAACGCGACGCGCGGCATTGAGTAATCTTTGATGACAGCCACAGCTTCTTTCCACTGCTCAAGACTGCCTTCGCGTTTGTAGCCCGCAACCAATTGCTCTTCACCCGGACTGAACGCGCGATACTGAATCAGGTCTTCACGCCAGCCTTCGGGGTCATTCAAGTCCGAAGTCTCGACTACTTCTCCGTCCGGCTTGATGAAGACGCGGCCAGCGACGACGCCCAGTTCGCCGCGCTTGCCTTGCCAGCCCATTTGTGACGTTGTGCGGACAACCGGCAATCGCTGGCGATTCACCGCCGCGAAAGCCGCAAAGAAGTCAACTAGGTCTTTCGCCGTTGAAGACGTGACAGGGAACCCTCGGTCAATCAGCGTCAGGATGCGGGATTTGTCGAAGATGTCTCCGGCGTCTACAACAATTGATCGCCAGCCTTCGCCAGATCGAAACCACGCGACGCGGTAGCCTTCGGTCGGATAATCACCGATGCTGAGCGTTCGGCCTACTATCAGCACCGGCCCCGGCGCAATCCTGATTGGCTTCGGCCCGTCCGTTGTGTCCACGATTTTGTCGAGCGATTGATAGCTGAGACTATAAGAGTACGGAACTGACAGCCCTTCGAGCGGCGCGCCGGTCAAGGAATCGTCCACGGATTGGAGTTCTGGCTGATCGTCGTCGCTGACCAAGCGCAGCGGCCTGCGCGGTTGTGGACATTGTTTCTTGATTTCAGCCTCGACAGCGCGCAGTTGACCACGTTGTTTGAGTGTGTTCGCGGCAATCGCCCAATCGCCAGCCGAGTTGTATTTCAGGTCGGCCAGCGCGTGCATGATGCGCGGCGCGTATAGCTCCTTCAGGTTGTTTTCCAGCAATCCGGGCAATTCGGCGGCAATAGCCCGCGATTCATCCAGACCGTTTGAATTCGCTTCGCGGTCGGATGCGGAATTCGGCGTGTAGCCGGGCTTGTAGTAATCAACTTCGCTTCGACCCTCAAGCGCGCGGCTGATCGTCAGTTCGCCGTAAGTAATCGGCCCACGTTTTTCATCCCACTTGTCACGGTAAAGCGCCGACTGACGAAAGAGCCGGTCAACCTGCGTCTTGTCGCCATTCGCGTAGAACACCAAATAATTGGCGAGCGCCAGGTCAGCGCGCGATTGGCCTTCTTCGCCGTCGTCGTAAGCTGACCAGTTACCATTCCAGAGCTTCCGAATGTCGGCGCCGTCTTGCGAGTTGAAGGCTTTGAATAACAGTTGATCGTCGGTCAACAGTGCGGAGCGGCCATTGCTGGCGAGCTTGAAACCTGACGCTGTGGCCTTCGTTGGCGCTGCTTTCACTTTCGGTTCGGGCTTTGCTTTAGACTTCGCTCCAAAAATCTGCGGATGGATCACATTGATTGCGTCCTGAACCTCGCGCATCGGCAAAGGCGCGTCGTGGAGTGAATGGCCGGTGACTGTCAGAAAGCGCCCTGAGTTATAGCACTCGAAATTACCTTTCTTGCGGCCCTGCGGCGGCAACAGTCCACGCCCGAACGCGCGCAAGCCCGTGCCTGTTGGCGAAATCTCTGTATAGGTGCTGAGAGTTTCGAGTACGCCGCGCTCGAAATTGGGCAGGGAAGCGGGCGAGGCGTCATCCCCGGCGCCAAAGACGCCGTCGAAGTCGAAGCCGCAGAGATTGAGCGACTCAGCCGCCGCAGTGTCTGGCGCGTCCAGCATGAAGCCAATGCCCGCGAACTGATCAGCATTCGCCAGATATGCTCTGCCAGCCTCTTCAAACGACGCCCACGTCTCAGGGTTGTTTGATTGCGCGTTGCCCAGAGTGCGCGGGTTGATCGGCACTTTGTTGTACTTGCATTTGCCGCCCTTTTGCTCCGTCCAAACGGCGCGCCAAATAATCCAGTGATCAAGCGCGACCAGTTCAGGCAGATTGCGGCGAATGGCTGGCAAATCGGGAAAGAGAATCCCGCCGCCACCGAATCGACAGCCATTAAGCGGGCTGACCTCATCCGCCGGAATGCCAGCGTCGGAGCCTTGCGCCTTGACGAAATGGCGCCCGCTGGCGTCGCCAAGATCGCCGATGATGATCACGGGATAATCACCGTTGGCATTGCGCCAAAGGCCAGGAAATGGAAAGGCAGGGAAACGAGATATTGCGTTCATTACGCCGCCTCTTTGCTCCGCAGTAGATAGGGGTGATGTTGTTCAATGATTCGGGCAATCCGCCGCGCTCGTTCGGAGTCCGGCGCGTACCGGATCGTGCGAGCGCACTTCGCGCACAGATCGAGCGCGCGGCCCTCAACGAAGAGCCAGCCCCACGCGGCGACGATTTCGTGCTCGCACGCGGCGCAGGATAGTAGTTTTTTGGGGTTGCTGATGCTCACTTGACCTTCCCCGTTTTGCCGCCGGCCTCAAGCCAGTCGAGCAGGTGCTGGCCGCTGTGGAGAACTATTCGGCCCACGCGGTAAAATTGAAGATGGCCGTTTATCCGCGCGCGACGTATCGTGAAGTTCGAGCAGTTGGCGGCTTGCGCAGCCTCCCTCTCTCGATAGTTTCGGTTCACTTCGATCCCTTTGATCGGCGGCTGTGGCGCTTTCTTGGCAGGTTTGTATTTGCGACGCCTGGGCGTGACGTTTTCAAGAATCTCGGTCATAATGTGCAAGCTCCTTTCACGGCAAACCCGCGAGAGGCTGCCGCTCAACCAATTGAGTGATAATCGAGAGTGCGCGCGTCCTGGAAAAATGGGCGCACTCTCGAAAAAAAAATGCCGCCAAAACGAACCCTTCAGTCATCAGACCTGATAAGCCTGAGACGCAAGGGTGCATTTTGGCGGCATCTCGCCGGTAAACTACCGGCAGCACTGGTACCAGCCATAACCCGATTTCGAGCACTTAAATTGTGCATCGGGTTTGTGCGTATTTCACAATCCACACTCGGTATCATTCTCAATCCGATCTTAGGCGGAAGAACGATCTCAATCCGAGGGAACTGGTCATACACATTATACATAACTGTGCCATCGGTACAACAGTTTTCGTTTAGTTTTCCGCACCGTTTCCGGTTTAAAATCATAATCAATTGACCAACTCCGGTCTTTCCGGTTCGACGTTCTCACCCTGTAACCATTCGTCAAGAGCTTCAGCGCCTCGACGCGCGGTTTCATCCTGTGGGTTCACGTATCGTTCAAACGTGGTCTGCTGACGATGGCCAGTGATCTTCATCGCTTCCGCCGTGTGCAAAGCTCCCGTCTCGACTAGGCGCGTCGTGGCGGCGTGGCGCAGATCGTGGAAGCGCAGATCACTTAGCCCCGCGTCTTTGCACGCCGCCGCGAAAGCGCGTTTGACATCACAGGCGATGCCGAAGACGCTTCCGTCAGGATTACGCGGGGAGATGCCCCACAGGCGCTGTAGTTCGGCCTGAAGCCGCCGTGTGACGCCCACAGTTCTTGATTGTTCAGTCTTTGTGGTTGTGGCGCGGAGTCTGATAACGCCGCTGTCCAGATCAATATCTTTCCACTTCAGTTTTAGAATCTCGCCTTTGCGCATACCGGTGTCCATCGCGCAGATCAGGATCGGCTTCAGATGCGCGCGCTGTTTCGTGTCGCAAGCCGTGAGTAACCGCGCCTCTTCGTCTCTGGTGATAACCCGGTCTCGTTTCTTCTCAGCCGCCATGCTGATGAGCGGTTCGCCAAGCTCGAACGGGTTGCGAACGATCCAGCCCTTGCGCTTGGCGAAATTGAGAACGTTGCGCAGCAGTTGTAATTCGCGGTTGACTGTGGCGACCTTCAGCGTGCTTTCGACACCTTGTTGAGCGTCGCGCTTGTTGGGGTCTTTCAGGCGTTTGAGCTTGAACTTTTGGATGTCGCCGTAGGTGATGTTGACGACACGCTTCGCGCCGAAGTATTCCGTCAGGTTTACCAGTCTGCGCCGTTGACCCTGAAACGAACGAAGGCCCGCGACGCGAACGCCGTCTTCATAGACCGGCTCGATCAGCTTTTCATCGCGGTAAATGTCGGCGAGCTTGGCGAACGTGAGCTTGGCGCCGTCAATGACTTGAGAGCCATGCTGCTCAATCTCGCGCAGCAATTGTTTGAGCAGCAACTTCCCTTCGGTTTTGTTTGCAACCTGGCGCCTGAGCAAGCGCGGCTTGCCCAACTCATCTTTGTAATCCACACGCGCTGTCCAAGCCTTGCGCTGTTTGTCGAAGTAGACGTATCCGGTTCGCTGTCTCGGCAT